AAATGGTAGCTAATGACTTCATAGACCATTACCAAAATTTTAGCCCGGCTTATTTTAGTCAGGTTATGGATAGATACAAGAAAAAAGCAAACGAAGTAAGAAAAATGATGCCACAAGAACGAGTAGAAGCAATACCGCATTTGACTGATTTAGAGATAATTGATTACAGTTATCAGGAATATAGGGTTCTAGAAAATAGAACTTTTGACAGATTGTTTAACCCTTTATCTGTATTTACCAAGCTCCATAATTCTGGAATTAAGACTTGGTCAAAAGAAGACGGCGCACTTGCTAAAAAGAAACTAATGGAAATCATTACCTACAAGGCTAATAAAATGGATGTAATCAGCGCAAAGCAGTACCGAGATGAATGGACTGAACAATGGTTAAAGAACCAAGCCAGAGCCGTAGCCGTAGCTTTATTTTTTGAGGAACAAATAAAATTAGGCAAAGTTTCATTTTCTTAGTATAGTTTTGTATTATGACCGCAAACGAATTAACCAAAGAAGCAATAAAGACCCTAAACAAAAACGGGTGCTTTGTATGGCGCAATAACAATTTAGCGGTAAGAGGTAGAACGTTTATAGGACTTAAAGGAGTTCCAGATGTAGTAGGCTTCCACACTCAAACAGGAGTAGCAGTATACTGCGAGACAAAAGCAATAGGAGATAAACTCAGCAGCTATCAAATAGCATTTTTAAACTTAGCAAAGACATCAAATTGTTTCTGCTATATAGCAACCGAAGAGAACGGCAAATTAACCATAAAAGAATATGAACAAGAATAGCATCATATTAGAACTTTGGGAGAGCCGAGAATTAAAGGAAGCAATAGATAAGATGCAGCCGGAAGACCTCAGAGAAGATTTAAGAAGTGAACTATTTAAAGTTCTATGCGAAATGGATGAGGAACGCATAATAGATATGCGTAAAAGAAACGTATTAAAGTTCTACTTGGTTCGCACTATGATTAACATGATGCAAAGTAATACTAGCCAATTTTATAGGACTTATAGAAAACCATTAGAGGTTGAGTTAATAGCACACGATAGAGACGAGGATTTGCTTAATAAAGTAGAAGACGAATTATCTAAAATGCACTGGTACAAAGCCGAACTATTAAGGGTGTACGCTATAAAGCATAACTGCAACGCAAAAGAACTCAGCAGGGTTACCGGCATACCTTATATGTCAATACACAGGGAACTTAAACTAACTAAACGAGAACTTAAAAAACAATTACGCAAATGATAACATTAACTAATGAAGATAACATGGAGTTAATGTCTCGTTATGCTGATAAGCATTTTGATTTAGCTATTGTAGACCCTCCATATGGTATTGATATTGCAAAATGGGATAATATAACAAGTAGACCTAAATTAGAATATTTTAATGAATTATTTAGGGTTAGTAAAAATCAAATTATATGGGGTGGTAATTATTTTACAGATAAATTAAAAATTACTGAATCTTGGATATGTTGGTATAAAAAACCTTTTTTGAAACAACAATCACATTTTGAGTTAGCTTGGACATCATTTGAAATGAAACCTAAATTAATAGAATATACTTATGCAGGAAATGTTGAAGGATTAAATAATATTAAAGTAAATTATACAAAAAAAAGTATTCATCCAACTGAAAAACCTGTTAATTTATATAAATTATTATTACAAGATTATGCAAAGTCAGGAGATAAAATACTTGATACACATTTAGGCTCTGGAAGTATTGCAATAGCTTGTTACGATTATGGCTTCGATTTAACTGCCTGTGAATTAGATAGTGAATACTATGAAGCAGCATTAAAAAGATATAACAATCACATACAACAAATAAAACTATTTTAATTATGATAATTATAGCTGCGATATGCTTTGCAATATTCTTTGTAGAGATACATCAATTTCATAGGAAGTGTAAACTAGATTTTAAGCCGTTTAGCTGCACGAGTTGTTTAGCAGCTTGGACAGGATTGGCTTTATATTTACTACCTGCAATATGTACCGACATAATTGCGTTTGTATTTATACCCGGAGTAGCAGCACCTTTACTATCTAAACTAATGTGGAACTTATGGAAATAGAACACAGAAAATTTTTAGATGATAACGTTGGTAATTGGCACACAGTCCAGAATGGTTATGTGCGTAACATTGACTTAGACATCTTAAAAATGTACGAGCATATATACCGGAAGTATATGAGTGCAGATTTTATCTTAACAGTATGGTGCGGTAATTGTATATTCGATATGATTAAACGCTTGTATACTTGGTACGAAGAACAACCAAAACCTAAAAATAAAAAGAATGGCTAACTTTATCCACCCTACTGCTATTATAGGCGATAACGTAATTATCGGAGATGGCAACTACATTGGAGCTTATTGTATTATCGGAGACAAAGCCGAGCATAAGAAGTTCTGGCAAAAAGAAAAAGGCAAAGTTTACATAGGCGATAACAATGTTATTACAGGACTTGTAACAATAGACGCAGGAACGGAAATAGACACCTTTATTGGCAATAATTGTTTTATAATGAAACACGCACACATCGGACACGATTGTAATATTTTAGATAATGTTACTATAAGCTGCGGAGCAAAAATAGGCGGACATTCGATTATAGAAGAAGGAAGCAATATAGGACTTAACGCAGTTCTGCATCAGTTTGCACACGTTGGCGCAAATTGTATGATTGGAGCAAGCGCCTTCTTAAAAGGCGAAGCAAAAGCAAATACTAAATATGCAGGAGTTCCGGCAAGGGAAATCGGCTCAAATATAAGATAATGAAAGTAGCTATTTTATTACTTACACAAAACAGGCACGACTTAACGCAGCGTGTAATTAAGCAGAACTTTTACAACTCAGGTTACAATGCGGACTGCTTCTTAATAGATAACGGCAGCGACACGCACGAGAACTTTAACTACCCGTTTGCCGGTTATGACTTATCAAAAGAAAAAAGAGGCATAGCAGCCGGAGTAAACGCAGGGCTTAGGATAACACAAAACTATGATGCGGTTTGTTTATTAGCCAATGATATTTTATTACCTGAGAATTGGTTAGCTAAGTTTGTTTTATTTGCACAACGAATAGAAAAGACTGGCATTATTGGAATACATTGTGTAGAGGAACTGCCACCAATAGTAGACGGAGTTCATAAAACGCATACACCTTTTGGAGATAACTTTATCACTCGTGAACTTATAGACGCGGTTGGGGGTTACAACGAAGAGTACGACCCTTACGGAATGCAAGATAGAGATTACGGAGAACGAGCAACTATTACAGGCTTTACAAATTACTACCTGCCGGATATGAGGTCAGAACATATCGGACACGATGTAGGTAACGGAACAGATTACAGACGAATGAAAGACGAGAGCTTGGCAAGAGCGCAAAGCGTGTGGGATAAATATCAGGACATCTATCACAACCAAAAGAATATAAGATGCGAATACTTTGTATAACCTCAGCTAACAGTGGTGTTGGCTTTCACAGGATAATGATGCCAATAGTACACATGGAAAAAGAGTACGCACTTATCACAGACGTACTTAATGATGAGCTATTAGAGCAGGGGTGGGATATTGTCTTAATGAATAGAATGCTTAACGAGATAGATGCAAAGCAAATGGACAACTGGCGCACTAAGTACGGCTTTAAGTTGGTAGTAGATAATGACGATTATTGGGAACTTAGCGAAAGCCATTTATTGTATTTAAGATACAAGCTCAATAACATACCTAAACAAATTACTGATTATTTAGAAGTTGCAGACCTATGCACCTGCACCCACGAAAGATTAGCAGCAGAGATAACTAAATACAATAAAAACGTTCACATATTACCAAACGCTTTACCTTATGGAGATGAGCAGTTTAGAGATGAGAAACTAGAAAGCGACAAGGTTAGGTTATTCTGGTCCGGCAGCGGAACACACGAAAGGGACTTAGATTTAATTAGGCAGCCTTTCAAAAGGTTACAAGGTATGAATATAAGAACTGTGATAGCCGGGTACAACGATGGCGAAAAGCCGATATGGGATAAAATGATAGACGCGTTTACTTGCGGACTAAAACTTAACCCGACGATTTACAACTATGCAAAGGTTACAGAATATATGGGAGCTTACACAGATAGCGACATATCAATCATACCATTGGTAGATAACAAGTTTAACGCTATGAAGTCAAATCTTAAAGTATTAGAAACGGCTGCTAAAAAGAACCCTGCCGTTGTTAGCTATGTCAATCCGTACCTAGATATGCCGGTGCATTACGTTAAAAGCCAAAAGGATTGGTATAAGCATATTAAAGATTTAGTTAATGATGAGCAGATGCGAAAGGAAAGCGGAGATAAACTATTTGAGTTCTGCAAAAAGAAGTATAACTTTGAGGAGATAAATTTAGACAGAAAGTATATTTATAGTAAACTATGCCAGTAATTAAATGCTCAAACGGGAAATTTCGGATTGGTAACGGAGGCTGCGTGTACGAAACCGAGGAGAAAGCTATGCAAGTTTGGAAGGCTATCCTAGCAGGTGGCAAGTTTGCAGATAGCTATACTGACTACCCAGAATCAGCTAGTAACAACGCAAAGAGAGCAATAGAATGGGCTGAGAAAAATGGATGGGGTTCTTGTCTTGAAGCAACCGGCAAAGCAAGGGCAAGGCAGTTAGCTAACAGAGAGCCAATAAGCAGAGACACTATTGCTCGTATGGCTTCATTCAAAAGACATCAGCAGCATAAAGACGTACCATATAGCGAAGGCTGTGGCGGTATTGCTTGGGATGCTTGGGGAGGAACTAGTGGTATAGAGTGGAGTATCAATAAATTAAAAGAAATAGACGGAAAATAATTTGCATATCTAAATTTTATAAACAATTAATTATTAATCGCGAAAAAATTTAATGGGGAAGATATGCAGAGACACACATTAAACTATTTACAAGGAATGGGGTTTGATTCATCAGATACCATTCTTTGTGAAGTGTGTGGCAAAGTAGCGGTAGATATAGCGCACATAGTAGCAAGGTCTAAATTCGGCAGTAAAAGGAAACAACTGCAAGACCATATAACTAATTTATGTGCTATGTGTAGAGATTGCCATTACGATTATGACTTTAAGAACAGATGGACTGCTGAGGAAATATTTGAGATACACTTAAAAAACATACCAAATGGCAAAAGGTAGCGAGAACAAGAATAAAATTAGCTTTGGGAAAAGAAAGCGAGGCTTTGCTAAAAAGTCTTTTAATAAGCATAACCCGAAACCGAAACCATATAAAGGTCAAGGCAGATGAGAAAGCTAACTGCTATATGGCTACTCCTTACACATAAGGCTTACTTTGTTGCAGTATGCAAAACAGGTATGAATGGAGACGATATGACAACCATAGGCAATTACACCTATGCTATGGCAGAAACTTTAATTAATAAGCACATAGCAGACGTAGACACTTTTTTAGACCAAGAAGACGCAATAGACGAAGCAAACGATATAATCAACGGAATACTATGATACAAAACGTACCAATCAACACAGTAAAAGCAAACCCGAACAACCCCAGAATAATTAAAGACGATAAGTTTGCAAAGCTTGTAAAGTCAATTAACGAGTTCCCACAAATGCTAAACCTTAGACCTATTGTAGTTAATGACGATATGGTAGTTCTAGGTGGCAATATGAGATTAAAGGCTTGTAAGGAAGCCGGACTTAAAGAGATACCGATTATCAAAGCAAGTGAATTAACCGAGCAACAACAAAAGGAGTTTATAGTTAAAGATAACGTAGGCTATGGAGAATGGGATTGGAACGACCTTGCTAATAATTGGGATGAGCAGGAGTTAATAGATTGGGGGTTAGACATACCCGGCTTTGATGCAGAAGTTATAGAAGCAGAGGAAGATGATTTTGCAGTTCCAGACGGGGGCATTGAAACGGATATAGTATTAGGAGATTTATTCGAGATAGGGGAACACCGATTGCTTTGTGGAGATAGTACTTGTAGCGATACAGTTGCAAGGTTGTTAGATGGCAAAGAACCTTATTTGATGGTTACAGACCCGCCTTACGGAGTAGTTTATGATGCTAATTGGAGAAACGAAAGAACAAGAGAGGATGGCACTAAGATTGGAGCATCTGCATTAGGTAAAGTTCAAAACGATGATAATGCAGATTGGACTGAGGCGTGGGCATTAACTCCTGCAAAAGTTGCTTACGTTTACCATGCAAGTTTTTTTAGTGGCACAGTCCAAAAGAGCCTTCAAGATTGCGATTTTGTAATTAGAAGCCAAATTATATGGGTGAAATCAAATTTTACAATAAGTAGGTCTGATTACCATTGGAAGCATGAACCTTGTTGGTATGCGGTAAAGAAAGGCAATAAAGGGAATTGGGCAAGTGATAGAAAACAAACTACTGTTTGGGAAATAGCAAAGCCACAAAAAAATGAAACAGGGCATAGTACACAAAAGCCTATTGAATGTATGGCTAAAGCTATTGCAAATCATGATGGAGATGTACACGACCCTTTTTTAGGAAGCGGAACTACAATGGTTGCTGCACATCAATTAAAAAGGAAGTGCTACGGAATGGAACTTGACCCTAAATATTGCCAAGTAATAGTAGACAGAATGCGTAAACTTGACCCGACATTAGTTATTAAAAAGAACGGAGAACCAATTTAAAAACAGCGAAATTACAGCGATGCCTAATCCACAAAATATAGAGCCATACAAAATGCAGAAGGGGGAAACATTGAACCCAAACGGCAGACCTCGTAAGTATGTAAGCCTACTTAAAGAGCAAGGATATAAACTTGCTGAGATAAACGATACCATACA